GCGCCGATGGTCCAGCTCGCAGCACCAGCAACACCGTTCAGATCGCGTGTGCGTGGACCCGCAGACAGGCCATCGTTGCAACAACCGAACGCAAGGGAAACCGCCGTTATATTCTTATTTATAATAATACCATCGCACCCTCCTGTTGCTGTGCTTCCATTGAATGGCATTTCCGCTACTGCTCCATAGCCTGGTACCGAAACATATCTATGTGGATAATGCCAGTTAGTATCTCCAATAGTATATTTAATACCTGTGCTTTCATAGCTTGCACCTGATATATCATATGTATAATTCTTGCTTACTTTAAGTTCTCCATTCACACATATAACATAAGGGTCTCTCATCCACTGATTATAAGAGCCTAAAACGATAGAGTGAAATATCTTATTAAGGCTTTTGCCATCATTAGTTCCATAAAACTGGCCGCCGTTTACTACTGCATTTCTTTTAACTCCATAAGTCGGTTCCTGGCTTTGATCATATCCGTTGCAATTTCCTGTTCCATATACCTCCTGTAAGTTACAGTTTTTTCCAAACATCAGCATAAGGTCAATTAACGTACTGACAATAGGTCCTCCAAAAAATCTAGCTCTTGAACCAACGGCATCTATTGCTGCCTTTTCCTCTGTTGTATTTTTGTTATACACAGGCTGATTACCTGATATGCATTTCATCTTATCTTTTATAATTGAGCCATAGAACATAGGAATCCATACACCTTCAAGTTCGTTATTATCAGAATCTATAAAACCTACCGGTTCAAAGCCATCTGCTTTCTCAAATCTGAATAATACATATCTGTCATCGCCTGAGGTATATTCTTTCTTGTATATTTTCTGTGCCCAGGCAAATGCTCCGCCGTCATAATCTGCATTTGCAACGTCTGATGCTGTGCCATCTTCCCTTTTTGTGTAATCATTTTCGTTCAATCTATAATCTGCAGTACCATCTGACCTTACCATATACGGCTTGTTTGCCTTAAGCCATGGAAAGTCACCCCAGCTTCCAAGCGAATAGCCGCCACCCTTAGTTACTGTAATAGGTGTATAATTCTTATTTGCTCCAATATATTCAATTCTCTGACCTGGTGCAAGTATCGCATTATGCTCAATGAATCCATACACAGATTCAGATTTTATTATACTAAGAACCTCTTCAAGTGTATCCTGTCTTGCGATATTAACCTTGTTTCCCATCTTTAAACCTCCTCATAGTACATATTTCCATTATTTATTCCAAGCTTGTATCTGGTTTTAGTTGTATCATCTGTTATTATGTTAGCCTCTGATGCAAGGAGAGCTGCACCTGCAGTCTGTATTGTAACCTGTGTACTGTTATCTACTGTTGCATAATAATCCTGTACAATCTGCGCTGGATTATATCCGTTATAAGGCGGCATAAAATCTCCATTGTCGCCCGCAACAACCGCAATAGAATATAACACTTCCTCACTATCCGCTGCCCCCTGTGGCTTCGCAAACAAACCAATTTCGTTAATGTAATAACCAGCTGATACTAATGCGCTCTGTTTTACAGAATCGTAATTTGTTATTAATGCTGTTACCTTGACAGAATGCTCACTATATACATTTACTGCTGATAATGCATAAGCATTTTTCTGTGACTTTAATTTTATTGTCTTCTGTAATGCCTGGATTGTCTTTTCCGATGAAGCATACGTTCCATTTCCTACTACCATCCTTGTAAACTGAAGCTTAATCTGTCCTGCCTGTGCTCTCACAAGCAGATTAGCACCTTTGTTAGTCATTACAGCATTGTTAAATAACTGTGGCATATGTTTTCCTCCTATTCTTTAATCGTGTTCTTATATATGCTATCAGTAGCACTTGCTGCTGAAATAGCCTGTGTTACAAATTCTGATACAACATCAAGTTTTTCTCTTAATTCAGGCTGCTTCAATACTGCAATAGTTCCTGTTCCTGATATCATAGTTGCTGTTATATCTTCGCATTTAATATTAAGTTTTTCTGTTATTACCGGCGGCGATGATACGCATATCACAGTCATTCCTGTGTTAAATATTGCTGTTATATCTTCCTGTTTTATGTTTAATTTTTCTGTTATCGCCGGTGATATAACCGCTGATGAATCAACTACCGAATAATTTATTACTGATTCTATATCTCTATTTTCCTTGTATCCATCTCTGATAGCAGCCGGAATATAAGTTGCTAACAACCCAAAGCACGGATATATTATCTGATTGTTTTCCCTATGTATTTCAATAGCTCTTATATGCGATCTTGTGTTTATCACCTTACGAAGCATTGAGCTGAACTGTGCATTCATGTTTTCTGTCATTTGTGCATTAGTTTTTATTTTGAAATAATATGGTTCATCATCATACTCAAACCACTCCTGGATTGTGCCCTCACCAAATACAGCCGTTATAAGCTCTTCTACTGCTGCCGGAGTTCCGGCACTCATATGCCATACAATCGCATTCTTCACAATCTTTCTTTTTGATTCTATATCAAGTTCTGGCGCATAATATTGTGCATCAAATTCAGCAGCAAGCATATCCAGTACACTATCATCAGCACTATCAAGTGTTGAATATATACTTGTTGTATTACTGTAAGATAAAAGCCTGAATATAGCATTAGATATTGCATAACTTAAAGCTTTTACTTCTGGCATAGCTGTAAAATAATCAGGAAGAATATCTGTTATATTACTTTTTGATAGATTAACCATCCTCTACACCTCCGTAAGTAGTTGTGATTGTTCCGCACTTCGCCAACGTATCATTACTTAATACAGTAAAAGCAGGTGACTCAACATTCACACGTTTTGCCCCTGCTTCCATAATTTTCTGTATCAAGTATGATGGATTTATATCTCTTCCTATCTTTTTTGTCTGCCATTTGTTATATGCCCGGATTGCTGCCTCGACATTAGACTGTATCGCTGTCACCGCTGTTTCGTCTTCTCTTCCAATGTAATAAGTAACCTTTACATTATATGTATATTCCTTAGGCATTTTAACCTTTATATTATCTGTCAAAGGTCTTATGCTTCTGTCATTTAATGCTTCCTTCACTTTTGTTATAAGTCCTTCTTCCGGGATTTTACCATTTGATGCAAACATTATATCAACTTCTCCTGCTGTATCAGACCTTACAACCACATCATCTATTGAACTATCTACCTGTTTAACATGATATTCATATGCCCCTGATGGACCGGCAGTTGAATATGAATTAGATACATTAAACAGCCTATCTCTAAGTGAATCATCACTTTCTGTATCACAGCCTCCTGATGTTAAAGAGGTATTCTTAACTGTTACAACATAAGGTAATGTATTAACAAGTTTATTTATCTCTCCTTCTTCAAATCCATTACCGCACAATCCCGGTGTTGTACACGTCGCCGTTACTATCGCTTCTCTTTCTCCAGCAGGAATCTCAACATATTTGTTTGTCGCAAAAAATATATTATTGCCATTAGTTGCACGTGTACCTGCAGGTATGCTCACAGCTGACTGTAATACTTGTGCTATGCTGAACTTTAAAACAGTTGTAGCCGGTTTTGACTTAATTCTTGATATGCCCTTTAATGCACATAGATTATCAAGATAATCCTTTTTTGCATACTTCAAAAAGCTCATCTTTCCTGCTCTGTCTGCATATTGCATAGCCTGATATATCTGTAATGCACATGCATACATAATAAGTCTGAATGGGTCACTCTTTGCTAATGATATATCTTTTCCTGTGAGTTCCTTATATTTGCTTTGATAATCATTAATCATCTGACTTAATACGTCTTCTATTTTTTCATCCTTTATAAAGCTTATATCTGGAAATTTCTCTGTTACTATGCTCATATATTATCCTTTCCAAACAGATTTTATTTACCTAGTTATGTCAAACTTTTCAATCAAATCATACGGAATACAATGTTCGCCGCTTTCTTCTCCAAATCTAACATAATATGTAAGCAATCCGTTTTTCTTTTCGTAGCAGTCACAATAATGTTCTTCTACTTTTCCGTTGCGAAAATAAATCTTAATCATAGCTCCAATAATCATGTCGATGCCCCTTTCTTAAGATATATATGTGGTTTCAACTGTCCGTCTTCTGCTACATCATATTCAATCTTACTTATGCTCACTCTTGGTTCATATGTTCTTGTCTTCTGTATAATCTCAACTGAAAGCTTATTTTTAGCAACCTCTGTTGGATATCCCATAATCTCATTAGTATTAATGCCAAAGTTTCTGTCAAGAGGCATTGTTCCAGCTATCACAGAGTATAAAGTTTTAAGACACCTTGAAATATCTTCCAGTTCATCTTTGCCGAAACCCTTTTCCTCAACATCAATAACAGTTTCCATATGCACGCACCTCCTACAAATATTCCTGAAGAGTAATATTAACCTTAGCCTGTACAACACATCCATCTGCTATGATTTTATCGTAAGATTCACTAACAGAAGTTATCTTCCAGTCATATTTTCCTATCATCTTCCCACCTAATACGAATGGGAAATGTTCTCCATTTTCAACTGCCTGCTCAATTCTTTCTAATGTATCTCGTGGACGTACGCCGTGGTTTGCTGACAATGTTATTGAAAAAGACATATCGGATAAATCAGCGCCCAGGAATTCAGACCTTGCTTTACCGCCTATAACATCATGTGTCGTCCATCTTCCTTTCACTTCGCGCGACAACGAATTAAATGTCTGTATCTTATCGCTACTAACTTCAAACGTAATAAGGCTACCTAAGTTTCCAACTACCATTTATGTACCTGCTTTCTTTTCAAGCTCTGCTATCTTCTTTTCAAGTTCCTCTATCTTAGCTGAATTATCCATTTTTTCTACTTTTTCCTCTAAAGCTGTTGTTTTAGTATCAAGTTTATCAACCGAAGCTGCTAGTGATTTTATCTGTTTGGAAAGTTCGTTAAACTTCTGTACGATTTCCTTAACAGATATTCCAGTAGAGCCTGCTGTAAAATCAATGTCTCCATCGGAAGTTACATAACACCCATTTCCGAAATCTTTACGATATCCTGATGCAGCCGCAGGTGTATTACCATCATAATAATATGTTCCCAACACTATCCCTTTACTGCTGCCATTATCAAAGTGCAACGTAACAACCCTGGAACCAACGTTCGGCAGCGAACACTCATTATTCATAGTTAACATAGGCAGTTCAAGTGATGATGTATCTGTATCTTCGTATGTAACTTTTACTCTGCCTGTTTGAGAATAAGTCTCAATAACTCTGCCAACTCTTAATTCCATATAGCCTCACTTTCTCATACTTTGCATTATCTGATTTTCACATCTTTGTTAATCTTCATTTTTATATTTTATAAAAATCCTGTCTAAGGTATGATTAACTCCTCGCCCGGCCATATCCAATGACCGCTATCCGAACTATCAAAGCCGTGGTCCTGCGCTGTTGATTCTATCGTATCAACATTAGCATCATATATTTCTGTATATCTTATACCAGCTCCATAAAAGTCAGAAGCTATGCCCCAAAGCGTATCTCCGGATTCAACTACATATACTGTACCTGTATCATCTTCCGTATATTCCGGTTCCACGTAAACCGGTGCCGATATGATTATAGGATCTTGCACCTTATGCATTGTAAGCTTCTGCTTATATCCACTGCCAATATCATGCTTAATGCTGTCTATATAGTATTTTCCGTTAATTTTTCCAAGACCGGTTACGTCAATACATTGTGTTGCAACTATATCAGGATTGGCCATAATCGTAACTGACAGCTTTTCTATATCACGATTAGCTGCATTAATCTTTGCAGCCGCCTGAAGCTGCGCATCATATTCACTTGAAGACTGCATATTCATATAATATGTTCTTCCTGACTCTCCCACAAAGACATTGATAGTATCATCATTATCAGGATTAGAATAACTTAATTTAACTCCTGTATATGTTCCCTCAATAGTATCATTGTAGCTCCAGGCAGACATATCGCTTTCATCCATAGTCAGTACTGAATCTTTCTTCTCATACATTACAATGTCAAATATAACAGCCTTGTGATTGTAGGTTTTCATCCCTAATCCATACTTTTCACATAATGATAAAAGGAAACTACTGTCTGCCTGGTCTTTCTGCTCCACTTCTGATATGTTTATATCATCTGCATCGTAATATAGCTCTATCCCAGCCCTGTCTGCTATCTTCTGCGCTATATCCCTTATTGTTGTATCTGTGTAAGTTTCTGTCCTTTGAAGTGACTTAAAATCGTCATTCTGTGGTGCGCTTACCATCCCAATATTACATTTAAGGCCTCTTCCGGAAAAACTTATATCATCAATTATAAAAGTGCCAAAGTCATTATTAACTTCTTCGTTTTCGTTGTTCCAGTTATGCAACGTTATCCCAATTTTAAAGTCTGCTCCCTTTTTGGGATAATATGTTGTAAGCCAGTCTTTGTTAATATCATTTAATGTTATGTTTGCGCTGTCAGACTGTCCGCTTGCCACATCTGTGTATGAAAGTGATGATATATTATCTTTTATCATACTTCCAAGTTCTGGATGAGATTCACCAAGTACTTCAACTCTTGTGCTCGTTGTAGTTGTGGTAACTTCTGTTGTTCCGCCTCCAAGTCCCGGTATAATTAATTCTTCACCTGGCCATATCCAATGACCGCTGTCAGAACTATCAAAGCCATGGTCCTGCGCTGTTGCTTCTATCGTATCAACATTAGCATCATATATCTCTGTATACCTTATACCAGCTCCAAGGAAGTCTGATGCTATTCCCCAGAGTGTATCTCCGGATTCAACAGTATATGTTCCATCATCATCTGACTCTTCTATTGTTGTCGTTGAGATTGTTTCTGTCACAACCTGTCTGTATGTTCCATCATATTCTATCAATGCCTCAACATTTCTGGGTAGTGCCATTATGACCTCCAATCTGGAAGAACCTTTGTTTTCTGTGGTTTATCCTCAATAATAAGTTCTTCTCCCGCTGGAAAAACAAATACGTCTATCTTATCCTGATTATTGGCCATAAGAAAAGAGGTGTAGTTTTCAGATCCATACACCTCTTTAGCTATTCTATCCCAGGTATCGCCAGACACAGTTATATATGTCTTTGCCATAAATTCTTAGAAAGAACTCCTTCCATTTTGTTTTATATACCTTTGCATTAATTCTTCAAACTGGCTTTCAGATATACTAAGTGTATTCTGTATATCTTCCCTGCTTGGTGCTGCTCCATAGAATTGAAGCGTAGGCTTGTACTCAACAGTTATAGAATTATCCGTAGAAGTGCCAGCCACAGCAGAGCTTGATAAGTTTCCTCTCATATCAATAAGACTTTGGCTCTGCTGCCACATAGATACAGCATTATCTCCACCCTGTCTTGTAAGTCTGTCACTTAGTCCTGATAATTCACCTGCTTGTTGCCATAAAGGTATGTCACCAGCCCCAGTATTTGTATACATATTGCCATTGTAAAATGCCGAAAGCTTATTAACATCATCATATACCGGATTGAGATTTATCCCTGCATTTACACCTAGCAATCTTCCTGTCTCTTCCCAGAGTGATATTGCATTTGCACTTCCATCAATAGGAATAGCTGCTTCCATTCCATCCTCACAGAATGCTGCCAAATGTGGCTCGTTAAATATACCGCCTTCTGCGTGTCCTGGTATATTCATCTTAAAGCCGCCATTTTCTTCAATGTAATCTGTACTCCAAGGTCCTGTAAGATTGCCAACATCATCATATACCGGATTAAGATTTATTCTTACATTGGCATCTACATCTATCCCCTTTGAGAAGATATTATTAAGTGCATTGTCAACCTCATTATACAAGTTATCGCACGCATCTGTAGCATAAGAGGCATTATCCTCTATTGCACTTGCAACTTGTACTGGAAGCTGCTTTCCCTGTTCAGATAATATATTAAGTATTGAATCATACTTATCCGTGTTAGCTATCGAATCACCAACAGCATTCATAACTGCATCAGAGCTTCCGGACAGTGCAAGCAATGCTTCATAGTCATTCATTCCCTCTGCAAGCGCCTGTGGAATCTCCTGACCTTTAGCCTTATATTCATCAATCGTGCCCTGCATTTCTTCCATAGTAGGCTTTAATGAATCAAGTAGCTGTGATATTGCTTTCCTGTCGCTTGTGTCAAGATATGTTGTATTTGACATTGTGTCATACACCATCTGCCACATAGCGCCTGTTTTATCCTGCCAAGACTGTATATATTCATCTCCGAACTGTTCATCAAGTGTTTCTTCCCACTTTTTCTTAGCTTCGCTTATCTGGTCGCCATACGCATCTGTTATCGTATTAAGCTGGAATTCTGCTGCCTTCTGCTGAATGTTAGATACATTATCAAGATACTTCTGTTTTAAAGCATCTATTGCGTTATTGTATTCCTCATCAGACAGATAATCTCCCGCCTCATATGCTGCTTTGATTGAAGCAAAGTTCTTAACATATGCATCCTTATAAGTTTTTGTAGCCTCTTCAATCTGTTCATTAAGCTCCTGCTGTAAATTCTGGAATGTATCACTTGTTAACTCTTTGCCTGAATAATCAAGCTCCAGCATAGACATTTTAGCCTCGAACTCACCTGTTGCAAGTTGTTCCTGTACCTCTGCCATAGATGCCTGAATATTGGATATAGTCTGTGCCTCATCAATATCAAGAAAGCCGTCATTAAATGCATCTGTTACTGCAGCATTAAGTTCTGTTCCTAACTCCGCAAGCTGATCATATTTATCCTGGTAAAACTGATTAACCTTAGCAACAACATCCTTACTTTCTGTATCATTTTCATTGAACCCAATTGAAAGATTAAGAGCTACTGCATATTGTGACTGCTGTGCATAATTCTGTGCCGCTGCCACGTACTCATTAATAGCTGTCTTATAATCTTCCTGTTCGCTTTTATCAAGCCTAATTCCGACTGATACCTTCCAGTTGAGCTTATCTAGCTTAGAAACTGATTCCTGCATAGTAGCTGATATATCGTCCAGCTCATCAAAAGCTGATAGTGCTTTTTCAACTGCAGATAAGTTCCCGGCGCTTATAATTCCTTTTGCCACCTTATCAAGTTCCTGCAGCGATAGTGTTAATTCTCCAAAATGTCCTTTTAGATTGTTCTTAACAACTTCACGTTGTATATTGTTATATGTGTATATCGCAGCACTAAGACCTGTTACAGCCGTAGTTACTCCAATAATCCCCCAGGAAGCCGGTGTAAACTTTGCTATTGCGGCTGTTATATGCGATAAGGAGGAGGCTATCTTATATGATACAAGTGCTGTTCCAACCCCTTCCACAACGCCTATAACAGCAGCCTTATTCTTTATCATCCACTCTCCATTGCTCTTAAGAGTACTGAAAAAAACAACAACAGGCTTTCCATTTGTTGTTATATTTCTTTTCAATGTTGGTATCTTAACGCTAATATCATTAATCCACTTATTTATACCATCTGCACCACTTATCTTATTATTCAGTTCTTCTATCTCATCAGTAGTAAAACCTATTACATCAACCAAAGGCTCCCTTAAATCTTCATAAGCGGCTATTCCAAGATTAACAAAAGAATTCTTCATAACCTGCAGCTTACTATCAACAGTTTCATACCTCTTTCCAGCTTCTATCGCCAGAGCTGTATTTTCATCCCAGGCTGTATTAGCCGTATCTATCGCATTACTCATGACTCCGTGCGCATTAGCCAGGGCAAGTATCGTATTAGTAAGACGTACTTCTTTTATTCCCATATCATCAAGAACAGCAACTGCCGACTTTCCATTTCTTTCTGTATCATTAAGACCATCAATAAATGCTGATAGAGCAACTACTGCATCATTCTTGAATGTCTGTGAGAACGTTTCTCCTGTCATATTGGCCACACTTGCAAAGCTTTCAAGGTCTCCTGAACCTGTTTCTACTGCAACCTGTATCTTTCTTAGCAGCTTACTCATAGTTGATCCGCCTGATTCTGCCTCTATTCCGACAGAACTCATAGCTGTTGCAAGTGCCATAATCTGTGCTTCTGACAATCCAACAATATCACCAGTTGAAGCTAATCTTGTAGCCATTGTTACAATATCCTGTTCTGTTGTGGCAAAGTTATTACCAAGGTCAACTATTACAGAACCCAGTCTTTCATAATTACTTACTCCATCCTCGTCAAAGTCAGGCATGCTTACAACATTAGCAAACTTGGCCAAAGCTGTTGCTGCTTCCTCTGCACTTAAGTTAGTAGATACTCCTAAGTTAATCATAGTCTTAGTGAAATCTGTTAAAGATTCAGTTGCTATTCCTAACTGTCCGGCTATTTCCATAACACCAGCAATATCAGATGCACTTGATGGAATCTCCTCTGACATATCAAGAATATTCTGTCTTAACTTTGCATACTCCTCATCCGTAGCATCAACTGTCTTTTTCACTCCGGTAAATGCCGTCTCGAATTCCTTTCCAACCGCAATTGATGCAACAGCAGCCGCTGCTACCGCTGCACCTGCCACGCCTGCGGCTGTTGCTATTGCGCCAAAGCACTTCTTTCCGGCATTCATAGTTGCATCAAAGCTTTTATCAAGCGTAGTAAAATTTTTATCCATAGCAAGAATATTAGCTTTTAATGCTGTATTTGCTGTGGCAAGACTGGCATTAAAGGACTTATCAATAACTCCTGCTATTCTTATTGCCAGCTTGTATTCTTTTCCTTTTGTTGCCAATCTCGATCACATCCTTTATCGTATCTAATAATTCATCAAGTGGTAATGAATTGAAGTAATCTATCCCTGTATTAGTTGCAATAGATAATTCAATCATTACCTTTCTTAACTCATCTATCTCATCCGGGCTTATTCCGCACCAAATAAAAACCCCAATACAGCATTCTTTACTGCCATACTTTCACTGGCCGGAAGAGCTGTAAAGAACTCAATCGGAAGACTTGCACCTCTCGCTGCTATCTCTGTTGCATATTCAAGAGTTACCTCTGGCATAACATCAATGCCACTTGATGCTCTCTTCATTCTCTTATTAATCGCAATCATATCTGCTGCTGTAAGCTCTCTAAGACCTCGAAGGTCTATTTCCTTATATTCCACTTTTTCAAATGTATAAGGCTTCTTAAGCTTAATTACTAATTCGTCCTGTTCTTCCTTAACATCATTAGAGGCTGCCGTTTCAACAACAGCAGCCTCCATTTCTATATTCTTTTCTGTATTACTTTTAGTAGATAATTCCATTAGCACTGTGACCTCACTTTCTCAAGCAAATCTTTTCCATTTACAGTAAATACCGAATTGAGCTTGTCATATTCAATAACTGTGTTGCCATCTATTTCTATGAGAATATAAAACAGCTCAAACTTAAGCTTGGCTTCCATCTGCTTACCTCTTTCGATTTTGCCAGGCTCAAAAGATTTAAAACGTCCTCTTTCAACGATTCTCATACTTACATAATCTAAAGCACCTGATGACTTTACAGTAGATTGCTGCGAAGCCCTGAATGTAATATCAACAGGCTGTGTAGGATCCATAAGATTAAACATATCACTTTCAAGCGTTCTGAAAGCAAGTTCCTGCTCCATTGAGCTGTAATTTCCTACTACTCCTGTTTCGTATTCTCCAAGAACTCCAGCACCAGACATTGTTTCTGTAACTGCATCAAAGTTAGGAAGCGTATGACTTCCTGATATTCCAATAAACTTATTTCCATTGTTATATACATTAAAATCATTAATAACTTCTGGTATGTTTGCTATACTCATAATTATTCACCTCCAAGTGCTGCTTCTAACATAGTTGGGTCAAACTCTAATACATCTAAGATATACTCTGCTGGTGTATAAGGTGCTATATACTGCTTAAACACTATTGTTCCATTAATAACATTTCCTGTTGGATTATCTTCCCTGTTATATACAGTTTTAGCACCTGCACACTTGCCCTGGCTTACAAGGCTGTTACCTCTTACGTTTTCTGAATCTACGATAGATTCAATAAGTCTGTAGTTCGCCGGATCATCCACCTTATCAAGGTATGTAGCCAAGAAGCTGTTAGCATACCAGTCAAAGAATCTTCTGCAGCATATCCAGCGGTCCTTAGGATCGGTTGTGCCAGGATAAGCGGCTGTATTATTGCCCCAGGACTTAAATGTGCCATTAAGACTTATAGCTGTAACAACGCCTACTGCATTAAGTTCATTCGCCTGTGTTATATCAAGATTAATCTCTGTTCCATCATATAAAACAGCAGCGCTGATCTTAATATCCTCGTTTGATGGGGATATGTTAGGTATGGATCCATTGTTATAATCAAGAAGACAAGTCATAGCAGCATATATTGCCGAATAATACATAGTCTTTCCACCATATGAAACCATAGGCCATAAACATATATCGTTTGAAGAATAGCCGCTGTCTTTCTTGACCTTTTCAACATCTGTATACTTAGTTGCTTTCTTAGTATCAATATCAAGTACCGCTCTGCACTTGAATAATCCACTAAGCTTCTCTTCTTTTCCCATAAGTGCCATGCCGACTGATGGCATCTGTGACCAGCCAGGTGCAAGCAGGAAGTTTACTCTTACCCCAAACATAGGAAATACACGTCTTGCAAGCTCAATACCTGTTTCTTTTCCTGTTGAAGCATCATATGAACCAATAATATCCTTATCAGTTACAGCACTAGGATCTATTGCTGTTCCTGTTAACTGCACACTAGATACTGCTTCCTTGATTACAGTTACAACAACATATCCATCTTCGTTAAATTCTACTGTATAATCAGTATCTTTCACTAAAGCTGTTGAACTACCATCTGTAACCTTAAGATTATTAAGCATTACTCCTTTCTTGGTAGATACTGCCTGTTCTCCTACAACTGTAATTGTTTCTGTATATTCAGTTTTATGTTTAGCAGGATCCAGTACATTGCATATAACCACAGGTCCAATCTTGAACACTTTGAAGAATGCATCCATAGCCTGGCATAATGTATAATTCTCATAATCATCTGAATAGCCTACCGCTGCCTGTGCCTCAGCAAATGTGTTGCAAAGAAATAACTTATTTGTAGCTTTCTGTGGGTCTGCTGCCATATTGACAGGTGCTGTGCCAAAGATAATAGGCACTTCACTTGTATTCAAAGTCGGTGTAGGTACACTTGTAGGATTCTCCAGTACCGAAATTCCATGATTATAACTCATTCTTATCTTACCTCCTTAAATCTGTTTCTTGTCTGTGTGTATATAGTCTTTAATGTGCTATGTTCCTCATTAAGCTTTTTAACCGCCTCCGGCATATCATCAATCCTAACAAGCAGCTTTTTCATAGCAGGAAAACTATCTACGCATTTCTTTAATTTATCTGGTAATATTCCATCCTTGTATACAGTCGAATATCTGGCCACGCCTGATATTGTTGGTCCTATATACATAAGATTTTCTTTAGACTCTTCTTTCTTTTTAGCAATAGTCGCCATAATACGTTTCCTTTCTTATATACGGAATATTAAAAGACAATGAGCTTGAGCCTATGAAAAATGGATAATAATCATCTTCCTGTCTGGCCCAGACCCATTGTCCGTTAAAAACAGCTATTCTTCTTAAATCTGTATTTTTAGCAAATCTCTCATATATCTTCTGCAAGATATTCATAACACTTACGTGCCCTTCGTTTTCAAGTCCATCATCCCATATACAAACTATCAACACTATATTAATAACATTAGGATCTTCATAATTTCCTGTATGCCCGCCATTCTTTAACCTTACGATTATATATGGTACTGGAACCTCGCTTTCTTCATCTTCCTCATATGTATCAACAGTTTCACTTTCTTCATCATATTCAGGTGTTACATACTTTTGAACAGGTGTGTCCTGCATATACACATTCAAAGGTACCATCTCGCCTTTTGCATTCTTATATTCATAGCCTTTAAACATCTCTTTCAGCTCATCTATCAGGGCTTGTTGTACCATTAATGGTGTCATACACATTCTCCTATCTTAAGATTCTTTGCAATTCTCTTTCAATACTCTGTTCTAATATGTCATACATCTGTGGCTCTACAACACCATATACCCCCTGTTCTTCTCCCAAAAGCTTAGGCGTCGACAAAGAAAGCAGGTTTTTTAATGCTTCTTTATTAGGCTTGTTTCTCATTCTTGTACCTGGTACTCTTTGTGCAATGGCTACGTGGCCGCTCTTGTACTTTACAACAAAAGCCTTGTACTGATCTTTCTGCCCCGGTCTAAGATATAAGTTCTTTGCTTGGTTCATTCTGTTAACATTACCTTTATGACCTGCTTTAGGTCTGTTATGAGGATTGTATGCCCTTGGTGTTACCTTGTAATCATATAATTCATTAGCTCCACCAACTGATGTTACAAGACCTTCCAGTTTTGATACTGTTGCTTTTTTCTTTGATAAAGTCTTCTTAACCTTGGTTTTCTTGATGTAATACCTTTTGTTAGCTTCATTAGCAAGAAGCTTATCTGTCTCTTTAACTGTATCATTTATAGCTGCTTTAAGCACCTGTTTGCTTTTATCCTTCTGCATTCCAAGTGCACGTTCTATCTCTGTAAGATCTCCTACATCAACATGGTAATGAATCATACTTTATTTGCCTCCAGACTTATCGAATATATGCCGCCCTCATTAATTGCATCTGAAACAATATAAGACTTTTTATCAAACAGCATATTACGTCCAATAGCCGGAAGAGGTCCGAAATCCTTAGCGTTAACGTAAAACAATAATTCTTTAAGATAAATACCATCTCCATACAGGCTCCGTTTGTACTGATATCTTTTTTCCCTGTCTACCATCTCATTATTATCAATGATACAAGGAATATCCCTGCCATTAACATTATGAACTTCTGCGAATTCTTCAGTATTCATAAATACTTTACGATTATCGTATGCAAGCTGTTCTTTAAAGGTCATACTATCTCCATTCTGCTGTATCAGCTCTTAACCATGCATCAATCATCTGTGGATTATCCGTTGGTAATTCTTCCCCCAGACTATATTGATGAGAAGAATACAAGATATCTGCTTTAGCATATAAGTTTAAGCATTCAGGTAAGACTTCTGATGCACTATCTTCAACACTATCATCTGATATGATATCTTCTACGCTGGCATCCATCACATTATCCTCTGTGCCTGTCTTAATATCTTCAACAGATTTAGCAGCACTTGTTTTAGTGCTGCTTTTACTATCTTTCTTAGTTGCTACTGCCATAGAACCTCCTAACCTATGTTAACAAGAATTGTGTTATCCTCAGCCGAAGAATCATATGCAGCATATCCGGCTGAAACATTAGAATCTGCTGTTGCTGTTATTCCATTTCCGTCCCAGTAAACATTAGTGCCCTGTGTAATCTCCGCTGAATCAGTCTTAGCGAACTTAAACACATTCTTTACGTGAATGGAACCAACTTCGCCAGGATTAATATCCATTCCGGCAACTGCTATTCTAGTCTTAAGACTTACAATAGAGCCTGCTTCAATTACGTTTGAAGTTGTATTCTTATAGTCGAGGTCTTCACCTCTCTGCCAATATATAGCTTTAGACATACTCTTTTCTCCCTTCTGTCATTACTTAATAGGATTGTTGATTACCTTACCTGGATTCTTAATAACACCTCTGTAATCAAGTACAGTAATTCCCCAGTCAAGATATATATCCCAACTAATACCAAGTTTTCCAACCTGTTCAGATCTTCTTATAATTGGCACCTTATTGCCATTTAGATAATCAACCTGCATAAAATCTACATCGTCTTTATTACCTACAAGGAACCAAGGCATTGTATTTCCTAATCCACCACATAATACATTAATAGTTCCATCTTCTACTATGTCAATGCTCTTAGCATATCTGTAAAGTGGGTTTGCTGCTTGTGTATTACCTTCTGTATTGATGGTTGTACTATTGAAAAGTGTATACATTTCAAATGCCATTCCAACAGGAACAATTAATGTTGCCGGTCTTATAATTATCGCTTCGCCTTCTGGATCGGTCTGTGACTGTAATGCAAGCATCATAGCCTGTACTGATTCCATTGTAATGCCAGTTCCTGTTGTTATAATATTTCCGTGCTGCTTATCGAAGAGTTTAACACCATCATATATAGCCGGCGAATTAACAAGAATCTGATAGCACTGCTTGTTAATAGTCTTCTTAGCTGCCTTTGAATATCTTGATGGCAAACCGGTCACAAGGTCAATATCATCATTGATAAACGCCTGTCTTGATAATGAGAACTGACGTCCATAGGTCTTAAGTTGTCTCTGTGGAAGCTTAGTATCAGTTCTTGAATCTGCTTTAAGTTCTCCGTTTTCAGGAACTTCAAGAAGTTCTCCAGCAGAGCCTGCAAGATAGTAATGATCTGTTTTCTTAAAGTCCTTTAATGAACCTTCCTGTGTCCAGGCATCAAATGTAGCTGCAGCTTTATTATAGCCTTCCTTTATTGACTTATTGATTGCATCATCAAGAATGGCTGGGAAGGCTGCTGTTGGATTAGCAAAATCTCTCTGTGCATAATCGTACAGATCATCAGAACTCATTCTCAAGAATCTTCCTCTGTTATCAGCACTTGAAGATTCAATATATAAATCTCTAAGAGACATTCCTCTTAAATCTCTTGCACCTTCTGCTGGCTTTTCAACAGTTAAACCCATTCTAAGCAAAAGCGCATCAGATGCTGCTGCTCTGAACTTATCTTCCTCTGCTACTGTTACGTCTGCACTTCCCCTCTGTGAGATAGGTGTACTATTCTCAATCATAGAATTCATGACAGCTTCTCTTACGCTGTCAAGAGAAGCACCGCCTGATATGTAGCCTTCCATAGTTGTATCATCTACACCAAGTGAGCGGCACATTCTTGTTATTTCTGCGCATCTGCTTCTTTCAAGCGCAATATCGTTTTCAGGTGTCATTCCCATATTATTCTGACCTCTTGAATTCTGATTATCAGAACCAGGTGCTCTGATACCGTTTGAATTAATTTCAGGCTGTCCTCCTGGCTGTGGCTGTTCTTCAGCCGCTTCTGCAATCTGTCTTGACAAGTTATCGAATTCTGTCTGTTCTACTGCAGTAAATTCTCTATGTTCACCTCTTGCTAACGAGAGAAGTTCCTGCTGTCTTAGAATCATCTGTTTAAGATTCATATCATTTTGCCTCCTGTTAATATAAGATTTTTATTTATCTGGAGCTGCCTCTCGTTAAGATAGAAGCTGCTTACTCCCTCCTCTTCATATGACCTGCCGACACCAACAGTCTCATCCGCCGGTATGCTTACTATGGATATCTCAAATGGAGTCCATTTCTTAGCTATCCTGCAAGGTCCTTTAAATCTGCCATCCAAGGATACTGCCTTGTCTTCTACACGCTCCCAAACAGATATGTTGTAACCAACTGATACTCCTTTTAGTGTCTGGTTGAGTACCTTCTGATAAATTACTTCTGATTGTTCGTCCTTATCGAACTCTATCTGTGCATGTCCTTTGTTGTCCTCAATCCACGCTTTTATAATCTTTCCCAGGATTACATCTCTGTTATGGTTAAACAAAACAACGCCGATTGAATTTAACCTGGTTAAATCAACGGCGCCGTCTGTGTGTGATAATATTTCATCCCCAAAATACCGGGGATATGGTTTTTCTGATGAGAAAGTTAATTCAAACTTTCTCTCATTCCCTTCTCCTTCCATCTGCCGGATATTACAATCCGTGATGGAGCGTTCAAGATATTCATTCTTTTTTCTGTATTCCAAATACAACACCTCCCATATCAATTCCTTTTTCATTACCATAATTAAGAACTTCTGCCATATCATCTATCTGGTCTTTCCAGTCACGGCCATTCTCTGCTGCAATCTGCTTGAATGTTTTCTGTCCTGTCATTAAAGCAATCTTGTTAGCACTAGATTCCTTAGCAGGGTCAATCCAAGGCTTTGGCTCTTTTATCCACTCATGTTCAAAATATTCATCCTTGTGTTCCCAGAAGCCTGGGATATTAATATAACCCGATAATATAAGCGAAATAACGAATGTTTCGTATATTTCATCAATAATCTCTTTAATCAGCTCAATATCTTCCTGATAAGTGAGATCATCTTCAATAATATTCTGTCTTGCAGATGAATAAGTGCTCTCCGCCATATCCCTGCTTGTTGCTTCATAGCTTAAGCCTTGGCTTGCACTTATCATTCTCTGTTCAAGTTTAGTGTAACTTGTTGCATCTGCGCTCTGTCCTGCTGGATTAACAACCTGTATTTCATCACCGGCATTAAGCTCTTTCATCATGCCAGGTGCGATTGTTTTTCCCTCATAGCTCATCCTTTTTCCATTCGCATTTCCTGTTTCTCTTCCAAGTCCACCATTAATTCCCTGTGTTGGAAGCATCCTCTTAATGAATACTGCAAGACAGGCCAATATTCTTTCTTTGACCGATACAGCCGTTATGAATTCATTAACATCCCTTATTCGTGGGATTGTTGGTGCCATATCAGATATTTCCCTTACCTGTGAAGGTCTTTTTTTCGTAAAGTAAAAGATTACATCCTTTGCTTCAACATATACTGGATTGTTTATGTTATATCCATTTATGTCGTATTGTTTTATAAAATACCCAACAGGAGTGTTGTAAGAATTGTATTCTATTCCTCCAACTACCTTATTGCCTTTATGCTTAGGTGCAGTCTCAGTTATATCCAGTTCATCAACCTCTATCATCTGAAGCTTAAATGGAATCATACCATCTCTTGTGTATCTTTTTATGAATAATATTCCACCATCAATCTTCTTGCGGTTAACCGCCATTCTAAGCATCTGATTAAGGCTTTGTGTCTGTGTAACATCACAGTTCTGTTTCTTACACCACTTTTTCCAGGCTTTTTCAATCTGTTTGTTAAGTTCAACATCAGGTGTCTTAGCCTGTAATATGAATCCACTGCCTATTATGTTTCTCTTCCATGCAGATGTTATTGAATTCATAATATCGCTGTTTCTTTCAAGGTCTCTGGCTCTTGCCCTTATCGTATCTCTGTTATACCTGTCAGTTATCTCCGCTGATTCATTTACCGCATGCCAGTTTCTGTTGTTACGTTCATATGAACCTGCATCATAACTATCAAAAGACCTTAGCCCTTCTACAGCAATCTTGTATACTTCCCTTTCATATGCAGCCTTAGGAGATACCGCTGCAACTATATTGTCTATAAATCCCATATGCTACCTTCCGCTAAAATCTGCCACATAGCAATCATCCAGAAGTCCGGTGTGATTGTTTGCCGCTGCTAATTGTGCTGTTAAATCATTTTTTATGTCATAGAGCTGTTTCAGATCTGCCCTCGTTAAACTTTTTGAACCTATCTTATAACTCTGTCCGCCACTAGCGATTGCAATAATGGCTTTATTCACCTCGTCAAGCATCTCTTTAGTTGAATTAGTTGAATTGTCTGCCATATATGTTCCTCCTACTGGTCTAACCAATTCTCATTTTTTTCTATCCATTGTTCTTCCGGTAGCTTATATTCCGGTACTGTCACATTCTCTTCATTCATCAGATGCAACTGACGTACACCAAGAATATCTGCTGCCGCCGCATTATACACTTCTGTATCAAGATAATGATTGTCTGCATGGTTCGTTTTAGTCTGCCATACCTGTTTAGTAGTATTTCCACGCTTAACACTAACCTTGTGTTCTGCTGTTACCTGTGTTGCATATTCCATATCGCAGCCCTTATATACCATCCAGCTTCCTCGTCCATTAGGTCGCTGCATCCTTCCAACAATCATATCTTTATATGCTCCGCCATCCACAAGTACTAAGGTTATACCCATAGCTTTACTATCCGGTCTGTTGACTTTACTTAGCTTATAGTTAGATAACTGTGCATGTGATGAACCTTTAACAGGCAGTGCATAATCTGAATGCGTAGCGCAAAAATCATATACCATATCTGTCTGATCGCCTGAATCAACCAGGCAAAGATTAACTATCATAGGTTCACCATTCTCATTCATGTACTGTGCATTCATAACATTATCTATATCATCAAATGATAATGCCTGACCATGTGCTACATTCTGGCTTGTAAGATAATCTCCCCAGGCACGTATAGACCAATATAGTGAACTCTCCTGAACATCAACACCAGCCGTAAGCAACTTCGCCCATGATGGGACAATGTACTCTGGTAATTCCGTCTGCCTTTCAAGCACAAGTTCTGCACTTGTCTTAAGCTTGGTATCTTCCCAAGGCTCTGCCAGCCACGAATTGATAAAATTCTGAAATGTTTCAGGATCATCTTTTGTAGTAAGAAATTCTTTTACTATATCCGCCCATCTGACGAATGGACTGTATAATGTATTAATCCAGAATACTACTGAACGGACATACTTTGTGTTATGACGAACTATTCTCCACTCGCCATGCCGAATCATATTATTCTTATCAGCATCCGTGATTATACAGCCACATTCCTGGCATACATAAGTTGCAAACTCTGCTCTGTCTATATAGCTCATATCTTCTTCATCCGGAAATCTGATATTAGAAAACTTAAGTTCTATATATTCGCCACAATGAGGACATGGAACAAAATAATGTTTTTCAATATCCGCACTTTCTTTTTCTTTCCAGATATGGCCAGTCTTAAGAGTTGGCGTACTTGTTATATATATCTTTTTGTCATGGAACGTCTTAGTTCTTTCAATAGCCAGCTTGATAGGATCTGCTTCTTTCCCACTACTTCCAGGGTACTTGTCTACCTCATCCATCAATACAAAACGAATAGGCTTACTTGCTAAGCCAGATGGCGAATTAGAACCTGCTAACGTCAGATACATTCCATCGAACTGTAATTCCAATAATTGCGAATTCTCATCAAATCTTTTTGCAAGCTCCGGTGTGATTTTAAGCATTGGCTGTAATCTGTTTTCAGAAACCGACTTAGCAAGAGTTTCTGTCGGATATACAACCATTGTTGGTGCCGGATCCTGCATAACTATGTAACCTATCATATTCTGCAATGCTTCAGTTCCGCCCACCTGTGTTGGCTTAACGAATATAATCTTCTGTGTTTCATAGTTGTTGAATTCATCCATCACGCCAACCAGATAAGGTGTTATATCATTGCTCCAGGGACCTGGTATAGCAGATGTCTTAGAATCAAGCATTCTATATTTTTCCGCCCACTCTGATACAGTTATCTGCTCAGGTGGATTCATAAGCTGCAAGGCATCATACTGATATTGAGTTACAGGAAGCTTACGTCTTCTCATTATCTTCCTGTTCCACAACAGCAGAGATAACAAAGCTCTTTAAGAGTCTCTTAACTTCCTGCTGCATTTCGTTTTCAATCCGCCTAAGTTCTGTGGGTTCAATCAGTCCTGCAACCTGCCATGCAACTTTGTTAGGAAGAGACAGCGCGAATTTCTTAAAAGCAACAAAAAAGCGGCTATAATCAAGTTTAACCTCTTCAACGGTTATATACTTTCCTGCCGCAATATCTGTTCTTAATATGTGTAAGTCCCTTTGGGATTCTTTTAGTGCTATCTCAACCTTTAATTTCTGTTCTTTAAGTTCTGTCTCTGTCTTCGATGCTGCTTTTCCATTCGCCTTATCAGACAAGTACTTGATATATGTTTTTATGGTTTCATCTTTCTCATACTGTCTGCCTCTTTTCCCTTCAACCTGAACGCTTGAAATAACACCATCTGCTGTAAGCTGCTCTATCCTACGAGCAGTTACACCGAACAATTCAGCGATTTCCTTCTTCTCGCACATTACTTTTTTACGTGGTCTTCCTGCCGTAGTAATCAGCTCCTTTATTTTTTAATTTTTATTCATTTTTTCACAATATCAAAATATCACATAACCGAGTACTTTTGAGTGCTAACTTTAATTTTTCATGTTGACTGCGTAGCGAAATGCTTTTTTTATTTTTAATTTTATCTGCAAAACGTATGCACCTTTCTCAGACCCGCATACGGGGGTGGGGGTTAGTAGTACCTACTCTACTTTTAGTATATAGTATTTGTATATAGTATATAATCAATGTATAAATGGGGGTTACTTTGTGAAGTGCTGCCGCTGATGGGCTGCGTTGTCGTGAGGATTGACCAGACAGAAGCAAACGGCGGAGCTTCCAGCGTGTGGCTATGCTGCTTATGTGCTTGTTGTGTTATCTGGTTGAGCGGCGGCGGCTGGTCCTGGGTGTTCGCTGTGGCGCTGTTTGGTGTTGTGGAGCTGCTGCCGCTGGTCTGTGTACTTGTTGTGTGATGTCCTGTGATGATATGCAGATATATTTTTGAAAAGAATTAGAATATAAGACATAAATTGAAGGAGTAAGATATATTAATATACTGCTGTTATCTGCTGCCAGCCTGCGCCGCTCTCTTGGTGTTCTTTTATTGTCTTTATGTCTTATTATGAATATATCTTTGTATACTCTTGTACTATGTCAGAGGTATGGAGCTGTTGCCGCTGGTCTTCTCTTTGTTTTGGCTGCTGGATCTGATAGCGGACTGATATATTTCTTGTTGCTTCTGCTGCCTTATTTGTCTTATTGTTTATGTATGTATGCGTGGATATGCTTTGACTATTGTATATATTGACTTTGTTAGATTTGATTTTTATATTTGGAATTTCAGAATTTAAAAAGGCGGTTGCCTTATATACAACCGCCCCAGATTTTAGAACTATTTATTTGTTTTCTTCTGCTTTCTGTGGATATGTCAATCCTAAAATCATCATAAGATTTCTATATGCTTCAAGCTCTGTCTTGCCTTCTGCGTATTGCTGATTAAGAAATCTTTGCATTTCTAATACTGTCATTTCTTCCATATTGCTCCTTTCTGCCTACTGGCTTATTGTCTTT